TCTTCCGATCTGGTATTTCTGACCACGATTGCAATCTTTATCCTCATGAAATCATTTTGATTTTCTTTCACAACCGATAAACAGAGCAGCCAAGACCTTGAACACTTGCAGTAGCCAAACGCTAGCCTATTACCTTGATTTGACCACTCAGCGGCTGAATCAGTTGCACAAAGAAGGTTGGCTAGTCAAGGTTGAGCATGGGAAGTGGGACACTCAAAAATCAGTGCGCGGATATATCCGGTTCTTAAAGCAACGAGCCGAGAAATATTCTGCTGGTGGAATCAGCCTTGATGACGCAAAGCTCAGAAGGTGGAAGGCGGACGCTGAAACGATGGAATTAAAGTTGAAGCTTGCCAAAGGTCAGGTTGTAGACATTTCTTTTGCGACTGAGCTGCTGGTCAACATTCTTGAATCTGTACAATCCCAACTTCAAGCCATGCCAACCAGACTCTCGCCTTTGTTGCTTGGTCAATCTGAATACCGAATAGTTGAAAAAATACTCACTGATGGAATCAATCGAATCCAATCCGAAATTGCATCAACAGATATTGCCACAAGACTCAGGTCAATGGGCGTTAGTAGCGCGATTGCAGAGCAGCTTGCTGAATTGGAAGCCAGCAGTTCAGCAGGACATTCCGACCTGGGCGGAAACGAACCGGAAGCTGACGCACGAATCAGCGGCTGAAGCTGGTTATTACTCATTAGCCCGAACGCCTTACCTGCGCGAACCTCTCAGAGCCTTTGATGACGGAACGAACACCGTTGTCTTAATGTTTGCCTCGCAGACCGGAAAGACAGAAGCCTGCTTGTCTTTGTTGGGCTACCATGTCGCGTCAGATCCATGCCCGATTCTTTTATTGTTGCCTAATATCGAATTTGCCAAGCAGTTTGCCAAGGACCGATTGCAACCGTTGTTTGCCAATGCAGACTGTTTTGAAGGAATCATTGAAGACCCAAAGCGAGGTGACAAGCAGAACACCTTGCTGCACCGCAGTTTTGTAGGCGGAAGGCTCACGCTTGCACCAGCCACCACTGCAACTGCCTTGGCTTCAAAAGCCATTCGTCTTTTAGTCGCTGATGAGATTGACCGATTCGAACATTCGGCAGGAATCGAAGGCGACCCAGTAGACCTAGCGATTCAAAGAACCGTCACCTTTGCCCATTCTCGCAGAATTCTTCTGACCAGCACCCCAACACTGAAAGGCGTAAGCCGAATAGAAAAGGCTTTTGACGATTCGCGCCAATCCTTCTTTTTTGTGCCTTGTCCACATTGCCAGGAATACCAGCGGTTGGTTTGGTCAAACGTCCGTTGGCAGCATAACGAACCAGAAACCGCTCACTACGAATGCCAGCATTGCCAAAAGTCTTGGACAGAAGGCGAGCGATTAGCCAGTTTACAGTCAGGCGAATGGCGCGAAAAGTACCCACACCGCAAGACCAAAGGCTATCACTTATCCGGCTTGTACTCGCCTTGGGTCAGTCTGGTTGATGCGGTGACGCGATTTCTGGAAGTCAAAAGTGACCCAGAGCGGTTGAAGGTTTGGACGAATGTTTATTTAGCTGAAACTTGGGAAGACCAAGGCGAAACGATTGACGAGCATGGATTGTACAACAGAAGAGAAGTCTTCAAAGCACCAGCACCAGCAGAAGTGCTTGTGATTACGGCAGGAGTGGACGTTCAGGATGACCGATTAGAAGTGACGTTTCTGGGAACAGGCAAGGACAATGAAGGATTCATTCTGGACCATCAGATTCTGCACTCTGACCCAGCCGCACCGCAAACTTGGATTCAACTCGACAAACTTCTGAAAGAACGCTGGCGTTGTGCGGATGGGCATGAGCTTCCGGTTCAAGCGGCTTGTATCGACTCCGGTGGACACTACACCCAAGCGGTTTATGAATTCGTCAGAAGTCGAACAACTGCGCGAATCTACGCAATCAAAGGCGTAGGTGGCGAGGGCAAGCCACCAATTGGCAGACCGTCAAGGAACAATTCCGGCAGAATCAAACTCTTTCCTGTTGGGGTGGATACAATCAAACAATCAATTTTTGGAAGGCTCAGAATCGCAAGCGGACCTGAAGCACTAAGATTTCCAAAACACTTGGATGAAGAATACTTTGCACAACTCACGGCTGAAAAAATTGTCACAAAGTACCACAAAGGCTTTCCAAGACGCGAATGGATCAAGATTCGACCAAGAAACGAAGCTTTAGATTGTTTAGTTTATAGTTTAGCAGCACTTAGTTCGCTAAACATTCGAGACTGGAAACGACTACAGAGAACTGCTAAAATAGCCGAAAAAGTGGAATCAGCGATTCCAGAATCACCGGAAGCACCAAGACGAAGAACTTTGAAACCTGCACGAAGACCTAACAACTGGATTCAAAGGTTTTAGTATGCGAAACCGAAGGAACCGATATTTGACACCAAAGCAGTTGGCTGCTGAGTTGGACGTCAGCGAGCGAACAGCCTACCGATTCTGTGAATCCGGCTTAGTTCCGGCTTACAAGGTTGGCGGAAGCTGGAGAATCGAAAGTCAAACCAGTTATTTAGATTCATTTGCGAAGCTTCAATAGCTTTGCCAATTCTGCCAATTCTGCCAATCCTGCCCACAAGCTTGAAGTTGTGCGCTAACAATAGCGCATGGCAACCAATCTTTTTGACCGCGAAAACTACCCCACAACGGAACCAGATCGACTTGTAGCCGGTGAACGCTGGCTATGGCGCAAGGACGATCTCGCTTCAGACTATCCTCCTGATTCCTACCAACTGAAGTATTTCGGCAGAAGCCAGGAGGCTTCCAGCACCGAGATTGCGATCACGGCTGTTGAAGCCGATTCGACTTACTACATCGAAGTATCCTCCGCAGACACGCAGAATTACCCAACCGGACAGATTACTTGGCAAGCTTGGATTGTTCGCACCAGTGACGATCAGAAAATCAAAGTTTCTGAAGGCCAATGGTTCATTGACCAAGATACGGACGTAGCCCACGATCCGCGAACCCATGCCGAAGTCATGTTGCAGAAGATTCAGAGTCTTTTGGAAGGACGAGCAGACAATGACGTTGAAGAGTATTCAATCGGCAACCGCAGCCTGACGAAGCTGTCAATCACTGACCTCATGAAGTGGCGCGACTACTATCACCAAGAAGTAACAAAAGAGCGGCAACAGGCTCGCGTCAGAAGTGGGAAACGTCCTGGCAACCTCGTTAAAGTCGAGTTCAGGAGGGCCGGATGATTCAAGAGGCAATGTGGTGGCTCACGGATAGAGTCCACCGAACAGCACCTGAAAACCCAAGTCCAAAGCAGAAAAAACGTCGATACGATGGCGCGGCAGGCTCAAGATTCCTCGCGGACTTTATCGGTTCAACCACTTCAGCCGATGCTGAGCTGCAATATAGCCTTCGCAGAATCAGAGACCGAGCCAGAGAACTTTGCCGAAATGACGATTACGCCAGACGATACCTGCAACTCATGTCGAGTAACGTCATTGGTGAGCATGGCTTCCAACTTCAATCTCGCGCCAGAAATCTAAACGAGCCGAATGTTGGACAATTAGATGCTGCTGGCAATGAAATCATTGAAAGAGCGTTTAAACGTTGGGGCAAGCGATGCAGTGCGAGCCGCAAGCACTCTTGGCTAGACCTTCAACGGTTGGTGATTCAAGGACTTTGTCGAGATGGCGAAATTCTGATTCGCTTCGTTCGAGGCCAGAAGTGGACGGATGGGCTAGCGTTGCAGATTCTTGAGCCGGATTTTTTGGATGAAGAATATTTCACCACTGAGCCAAAAGGTAGAAGAGTGGTGATGGGTGTGGAGTTGGACGAGTTCGACGCACCAGTTGCTTACTACTTGAAACTAGGTCAAGGCCATCCGTTTGATACGTTCGGGCAGAGAAGAAGCGACAAAAGAACCAGAGTTCCGGCTGAAGACATTCTGCACATTTATTTGCCTGACCGAGCGCAACAAACGAGAGGCGTTTCTTGGTTTGCGTCAGCGATGACAAGAATGCGGATTCTCAGCGGCTATGAAGAAGCTGAACTGATTGCTGCTCGAACCGCAGCCGCAAAGATGGGCTTCTTAGTTTCGCCAGACGGTGAAGGCTTCATTGGGGACGAGGCAGCGGACGGCAATCAAATCATGTCTGGCGAACCTGGAAGTATTCAGCAGCTTCCGGCTGGAATGCAGTTTCAAGAATGGAATCCTTCACACCCCACTTCAGCCTATGCCGAATTCCACAAAGGCATTTTGCGAGGCATTGCCAGTGGGCTTGGCATTTCTTACACCAGCCTAAGTAACAACCTTGAAGGCGTCAGCTACAGCAGCATTCGGCAAGGCGCACTTGAAGAGCGTGACTTGTACCGTCAGATTCAAAGCTTTTTGATTCAGCACCTGTGCGAGCCTGTTGCTCAAGAGTGGCTGAAAATGGCAATGACAAGCGGCAGCATTCCGATTCCCATTACAAGATACGACAAGTTCAGCAATACACTGGAATTCAGAGGCAGAGGCTTTTCTTGGGTTGATCCAGCAAAAGAGATCAGAGCAGAAGTCGAAGCAGTTAGAAACGGATTCAAAAGCCTCAATGACGTTGCCAGACAATACGGGCGTGACGTCGAAGAAGTCTTCCAGCAAATGCAAAACGACAAGGCAATGGCAGAGCGTTATGGAATCAGTCTAGCCTTTGAGCCTTTAGGTTCGCCTCATGGTCCTGTTGAGCCAGAAGTGGAGTAATGGCAAAAAGCTACAAGCCAACCGAGGGCATGATTGCCGAGGCAAACCGTGGCCTAGATTGGAGAAAAGAATTTGGCAGAGGCGGAACCAGTGTCGGAATCGCTCGCGCCAGAGACATCAGCAACGGCAAGAGTTTGCCACTGGCAACCGTCAAGCGGATGAAGTCTTTTTTTGCGAGGCATGAAGTTGACAAAAAAGCCGAAGGATTCAGACCAGGCGAAAAAGGTTATCCATCAAACGGCAGAATCGCTTGGGCTATGTGGGGTGGAGATGCTGGCAAAAGTTGGAGTGAAAAAATCGTGAATCAAAGCGAGAGAAACATGGATTTAACTAGCATGACTGAAAGGCACGTCATTGACGTCGAAGAGACTAACGACGAATACATTGTGGCGTTTGCCAAAGCGGAACAAGTCGCAGAAGAGCCGGAAGAAAGAGAAGTTGAAGAAGTCGAAACAAGAGACTTACCAGTTCAAACGCAATACCGAACCGGAAGCGTTCGCATGATGGACGAAGAACATGACCGTCGAGTGATGATGAGCATTTCGTCAACGAATCCGGTTGAACGTGAATTCGGTTACGAGGTGCTTGAACACAACATTTCTTCTGTCGATATGGAATTCATGTCTTCAGGCAAAGCACCATTGCTTTTAGACCATGACGCCAGACAGCAGATTGGAGTTGTTGAAAAGGCGTATATGGACAACGACAAACTCAGAGCGCAAGTGCGCTTCAGCAAAAACGCAATGGCGGAAGAAGTTTATCGTGACGTAGTCGATGGTATCCGTGGCAACGTCTCAATCGGATACCAGATTCAAGGCATGACGAAAGACGAGAACGGCTACAAAGACAAGCCGCTCTACAGAGTCAATATGTTTAAACCGCTCGAAGTGAGCATGGTTTCCATTCCTGCTGACTCCACTGTTGGGGTAGGCAGATCCAAGCCGGAAATTTCCGGTAATGACAATTCTGCAATTCAGGAGAAAACAATGAGCGCAGAAGTAGTTCAAGAGCCGGTAAACACACGGCAACCAGAAGACCAACTGAAAGAGTACCGCAACCAAGCTTCTCAGATTCTCGAACTTGGCAAGCGGCATAACGAGTATGACCTAGCGTTTCGCGCACTTCAGGAAGAGAAAAGCCTAGCTGAATTCCAAGCCATGCTTTTAGAGAAGAAGACTTCCAAGCCAATTGACTTCAGCGTTGACGCCTCACCGAAAGAGAAACGCAACTACAGCTTGGTAAGAGCCATTCAAGCCGCAGATGCAAAGGATTGGAGCAAGGCCGGATTTGAACTCGAAGTCTCTAAGGAACTTGCGAAGAAACAATCTCGACAACCAAAAGGATTCTTTGTTCCTGATTTCGGCTGGCAGACTCGAACGGTATCAACCGCAGCCGGAGCAACTTTTGGCGCAGGCTCAAACATTGTGCCGGAAGACTACCGAGGTGATCGCTTTATCGACGCCTTGATTTCAACCTCAATTCTTGGGCAAGTGGGCGCAACTGTGTTGAATGGCTTGTCTGGGAATGTTGCGATTCCCAAAATCAGCACAAGTACCGCAGCGGCATTCATTGCAGAAGGTGGGAGTGTGGGCAATTCTGAGCCTGACTTCGCGCAAGTGACCATGACACCAAAGTTGCTGGCAAACAAGGTGAGCGTAACACGCGAGTTGATGATTCAATCCGACCCAAGTGTGGAGCAGCTCATCAGAAACAACATGGTCCGAATTTTCGCAGCCAAAATCGACAACGTTGCTCTCAAAGGTGGAGGAAGTAATGAGCCAACCGGAATCCTTGGAACTTCTGGAATCGGTGACGTTTCTTCCGGTGGAACCTCTGGCAACGCCAATCTGACGTATGGCAATGTCGTTGATATTATGACCGAAGTCAGCCAGGACAACGCTCTGCTTGGGAACCTGCGCTGGGTAACTCATCCGGCAGTTGTCGGCAAACTGATGCAAACCTTGGTGGCTGCTAGCACAGACAGTCGAATGATTATGTCTGGGCCTGACAGCATGATGGGTTATCCGGTAGTGCAGACAACCCAAGCACCAAGTTCCTCGCCTTACTCGCTGATTTTCGGGAACTTTAGCGATCTGTACATTGGCTTCTTCTCAGCGCTCGACGTTCTCGTAGATCCGTATGGCAGTGCAGGAACAGCCACAACAAATCTATATTTTTATCAAGATATGGATATTGCGGTTGCCCACGCTGAATCCTTCGCGGCAGCACAGGATGTGACCGTTGCGTAAGTGTTCCAATTAGACGAGCTACAAGGTTGGGGTAAAGCTCGACCTTGTATCCTTCTTTGTGGCGGACCTTCTGCGCCTTCAGACCTCGCGCAAGCCAAGGCGCGGATAGGTTCCAAAGATTACGACTTAGCGAGTGTTAATAATCACGGCTTACTTTTTCTTGGGGAACTTGCCTGGTGCTACGCTCATGACGTCCGAATGGTAGCGCACCTGAAAGAGTACGATTCACCAGCGATTATTCACCATGACCCAAAGAATTTAAGACAACACGATATTCATGGCGGAATTGTCCCATTTATACGACTCAGCGGACCAGAAGCACTTTGGACGGCAGATTATTTGGACTACTCAGAAATTCATGTTTGCGGTGTCGATTTCTACACTGGGCCGCGCAGATACTGGCATCAGTGGGATTTAGACAAAAAACCAACAAGAGTTCAGGAAGACCAGCAAGGCAAGTGGATTGAGGCAAGAGATTTAATGCAGAATCCAGCAAGAGTGATTGTGTACAACGAACGACTTCAAAGGATATTCCAATGAAGATTGAAATCGTCAGAGGAACCGTTGCGAACGGTGGACCTGTGAGAGTAGGACAAGTCATCAGTGTTGACCCAACTGAAGCAAATCAACTGATTAACATGGGCAAAGCGATTATTTATGAGAATCGGGCCAAAGGCTTGGACGAGGCAGAAGCGCCACCAGTGACCACTCGAACCACAAAAACCGCACGAAAGCCTAAAGCCAAATGAGCGTTGAAACCGCAGCGGACAGAAGCGCATTGCTAAACGACTATGGAACGACTGTGACGAAGGCGGACACTTCAACCTTCACTGGCATTTTTGACAACGACTTTCTTGCAGTCGATTTGGACGAGTCAGAAGTGGAAAGCTCAGAGCCAACACTGCTGGCAAGAACCGCTGATGTTTCGAGCCTAGCGCATGGCGACACTCTGACGATCAGCGCAGTCAACTACACGGTTCGAGGGATTCAGCCCGATGGGACAGGCATGACGCAAATCATGTTGGGTGTGTAATGGCGCATAAACGAGCGCAGATTAAATCCAGAGTGGCAACGGTTCTGACAGGACTAGCGACAACAGGAAGCAATGTCTTTCTCTCAAGAACTTATCCAATCGCAACCAGTGATTTGCCTGGGCTGCTGATTTACGCGAATTCAGAAAGCATTGAACGACTAGAGATTGGCATTCAGAACCGTCAGCAACGAACACTTGATTTGTCTATTGAAGCCATTGCCAAAGGCAACACGGCAGAAAGCACACTGGACACAATCACGGTTGAAGTTGAAGAAGCAATGGCAAACGACCAAAAACTGAATGGGTTGGCAATAGATTCGGCAATCACTGACACGCAGATTCGGCAAGCGTCTGCTGAAAGTGAGTTTTTTATCGCAACTATGCGGTACACCGTTCTGTATCGCACGATTGACAACGATGTTGAATAAAGGAGATGAACAATGGCGATTCCAGATCGGTATCTACGACTAAGAAGTAGTCAACCGTACATTACCACCGAATCAACTGCTGGCAGTTATGTCGCAGTTTCCGCTTCTGATGCTTTCACCACAACCGAGCCTCTGGCACTGAGCCAGACGTTCAACACTTCTGACATTAGCGAAGTCGGCACAAGACTTCTTCAGAACAGAAGTTTCGTAAACTATGCCGAGCGAGCGACTTTTGACATTCCTTTTCTGGTCAAGCCTTCAGCTTCAGCCGGAACTGCACCAGCCGAAGATACACTCTTGACCAAGACCTTTGGGACTAAGACGGTTGCGGGTGGAACATCAGTCACATATAGCTTCAGCCGAGTTTCGGATACTTTCCAAGTGTCGCAGTTGGTCGATACCTATAAATTGTATGTGGCGAATGGAACCGTTGTCGAAGGTTTTTCTGTAGACATTACGCGAGACGGAGTGTTTACGATGAACGCAAACTGTCGCGCCTCTCGAATCCGCTACTCTGGACCTGTCAACGCGACAGGCACAGACGTTTCTGTGACTGATTCCTCGCCTGCAACCGTCACCTTAGATCCTGCCTCAAACGCAGTCGCTGCCGATTATTTCTTCGCTGGACAACTGGTGGACATTTACGATTCAAGCGATTCACAGGTTAACACCGGAGGTGCTGCAACCATCAGCTCACCAAGCACAACAACTGCGACGGTTGGAGTGCAAGCCGCTTCTGGTGACTCTTTCACAGTCAGTGCGACTGACTACTTAGTGCCGCACTTGCCAGCCGCAACTCTAAGCACCTTTGAGCCAATCGCCACTTCAGCCGCTCAAGTTTACTTGGCAGCACAAAACACAGCAGCCGGCAGCTTGATTGCTAGCGCTAACGAGTTTCTAGCCACTGGCTTTTCTATGAGTGTCAGCAAGAACCTTGGTGATCCTGGCCTGGCAGAAATGAATTCAAATAAGTATCCAGCAGCCGCTTATGTAAGTAACGATATTACCGTGACAGGTTCTTTGGATTTTGTGATGCGACCAGCGCAAGCGTACCGATTCGAGCAGTTTGCTCGCTTGGAGCAAATCGCCATTGGTGTTCAGGTTGGCGACACCGCAGGTTCAATTGTTCAAATTATCATTCCATCCGCTCGCGTTTCGATCAGCGGAACAGAGCAGGACGGAGCCGCAGCCGCTTCAGTGGACTTTGCCTTAACCCAAGGCTCAAGTGCTACGGACGCAGCCGCTTTCTCACTCATTTATAAGTAATAATTCATGCCTTCAATTTTTGACGTCCAGCGAGCGAACGAAGTAACTATCGACTTCAATGACGCAGACCTGGACCTAGAAGCAACCTTTCAATGCGTTTTACCTCACCAAAAGCTTTTGACTGAGGCATTGAACGCAGCCACGAAGACGCAAAAAGGCAAGCAGACGATTGATTCACTAACGTTTGCTCGAAAGCTTTTTGTGCCATGTGTGCAGTCCTGGTCATTCGACGAAGCTTGTGACGATACCAATAAGCAACTGTTTGTTGGCGAAGACGCAGCACTGAACAAAATGGCAACGCATGTCAGCTTGAAGTTGATGCGTCTGGCACAAGCAAAGGTTGACGACGAAGAGGGAAATTAAAGAATTACCTAGATTTAGTTCTGGAAAGAGCAACTTATCTAGGTGATTCAGCCGAGCATGGAATTCAGGAAGGCGACAGATACCAAGCCGTCTGGTGTTGCAAATCAGCGGACAATGTCTGGACAGAAGACGAAGAGCCACCTTGTGCAGTTTGTCCAAACAACCTGACGCTTACCGAAAGAAACTTGGCAGCGGTTCAAGCCTTTCGAGACTTGGACACCACTGGCAGAGACCTGGGCTTTGACATTGGCTATCTGCGAGAAGAAGCCATTGATTGCTACTTGAGACGAGCCGAAATCAACACGGTTGAGGTCTACACCGCACTGGTGACAATCGACAGAGAAGTCACCAGCCACAGAAAGACCGAGAACGAGCGCAAACGAGACTTGCAAAAGAAAAAGTCTTCAACCGCTCGACCTTCCCCAAGACCACGAAAGCGACGATAATGGCAAACGCAGCCTCAACGATTGAGATAGAACTAGAGATACGCGATGCAATTAATCGTTTGGGCAGGCTGGAGAGAGAACTTACCAAATCGTCGCAGTCATTTGATAGAGCGGCACAAGCCACCAGAAAATTTGAAGGCGCAATAAATAAAGCCAAGGCCGGATTGGTTGCCTTCTTTGCTGCCATCAGTGTTCAAAAACTAGCACAGTTATCTGACGCAATGACTCAGTTTGAGAATCGCGTCAAGCTTGCCACCAACTCGCTAGTACAGCAGCTTGCGGTTCAGCAACAACTTTTTCTTGTAGCACAAAAAACCGCACTACCTCTTGAAGACGTTGGACAGCTTTATTCTCGCCTTCGGATTGCTGCCGAGCAATTGGGAGCAAGTCAACGTGACCTCATCAACCTGACCGAAACCGTAGGACTTGCACTGAAGGCTTCCGGCACTTCAGCAGCATCCGCTCAAGGCGCATTGCTTCAGCTAGGGCAAGCCTTGAACAGTCCCAGAGTTCAAGCCGAAGAGTTCAACTCTCTGATTGATGGAATGCCTAATTTGCTGCGAGAAGTGGAAAAGCAGCTAGGACTGACCGCAGGAGGTTTGAAAAAGTTCGTCACAGACGGACAGCTCAGTAACAAGAAATTCTTTGACGCTATTCTTGCCAGCCAGAAAGCCTTAACCCAACAAGCCAACAGTTCTGCCTCAACGATTGAGCAAGCGAATCAGCGAGTTGCCAATAGCTTCACTTCTTTGATTGGGGCCATTGATGACAAGCTAGGTGCGAGCAAGTTTTTCACTGGATTCATTGACGGACTAGCAAGTGGTATTGACAAGCTATCCAACTTCTTAGGCTTGACCACTGAAGCCACTGGTGGAGGTGGGTTCATCAATGGAGGTGGTGCAATCCTTGGGCCGGATCTCCACCGTTTGATTCACGATCGCTGTGGCGGCGGTGGTGGTGTCGCTCTTGCGGCGTTCCCCGCGCATGCGGATGGTTGCCTTGCCGCCATAAAACGGCGTGCCTTCAAAGCTGTAGGACTCCAGGGTGTAAACACCGTTGCCGATCGTTCCTGTGGTGGCGGGTTTCCCGGATGAGGAGTTGGCGCACCGGGATGAGGTGAGTGGCGGGTTGTCCCAGGTGTCGTCGTCCACGATCAGCAGATGGGCATAGCGCCGGTTCAGGCTTTCCAGCAGACGCGCCGTGCCGGCTTCTGCGATCTCTCGGGCTTCTCTCGATTGGCTCTGGCGGATGCCTCCTTTGACCCCGATCCAGGTGCGCATGGCCATGGCCATCATCCCGGTGCCGAGTATCAGGGACACGATCAGCACTAGTGGGAGGACGAAGCCGTTTTGGCTTGGCGTTCACGTAGTGACTCGGGGCCAGTTTCGACGGTTTGTGGAGGATAGCGGTTACCAGACCGAAGCCGAACGGGACGGCAAAGGTGGCTACGGATTGATCGACGGCCAGTGGAAGAGAGATCCGCGTTTCGTGTGGAACCAGCTAGGGTTCGAGCAGGCGGACGATTATCCGGTGGTAAACGTGACGTGGAGTGATGCGACGGCATTCTCCGCGTGGCT